CTCTCATATTCTTATTTAATCCTTTTGGATCTAACTTTCTTTGGTTTGAAAGAGCGAGTTCTAAAGCTACCAGTTGCGGTAATGCTTCTTTGTTGTTTTCTTCCTGATGCCTGCCTAGTTCTTCGTTGCGAGGCTTTACCATAACGTTTTTGACCCAATGGCTTATTAGCTTTAGCAAGACGTTGTGAAGCCGCTCCTGCTCTCTTACGTCTAGCTGATTTTACTTGTGTTACTGGTGAACGCATTCGACGTACTTTTTTCATTGATATCATACTGCTTATTTTTTTAGGAGCATTACAAGTTTGAGGTTGAGCAACAATACGTCCTTTTCGTGACCCAGTTGTACATCTATATTTCTTAACAACTTTGCCGGCTTTTCTGCCCCAAATTTGTTGTACGGCTTCAGTAAGTATTCCGTTTGTTATCTCAGATATAAGCATTACTTTCGCCTTGTCTTTTTAGGCTTCTTAGGTTTAAAACTTCCCATACCCATTGAAGACTTACCGCTACTTGCTCTTGAAGCCTTGTTTAGTGCTTGAACTCTCTTTGAAGCTGGATTCGTACGCATAGTCTTACGCCTCTTACGCATCATTTTAGCGCCAACCCTTGCTCTAGTTCGTTTCATCCTAATTCTAGCTTTAACATTAGGTGCGGCAAAACATTGTGCTATCTTAGCCACAATTCTACCTTGTCGTCTACCAGTCGTGCAACGGAATTTCCGTACTACAGCCTGGCCTCTACGACCCCAAATTTGTTTTTCATCGAGATGATTAAAGATTTCACGTACCAGCATACGTGTATTTATATTGATTGTGGATGGTTTAGTTAAAATTCATGAGCACAACAACAAGCGTGGAAAGTAGTCCGGCAATTATAGTGCCTGTGGCACCGATAATTACCTTCATCATCGATTTGTTGCCGTGTATAATATCAGTGTGGATGTGTTCGACTTTTTCTTCAATTGTAGTTAATCTGCGTTCTAGATTTTGATAGCGTTGGTGGCATAGAGCCACATGAGCTTCTAGGTTATCTGATTCTACGTCTGCTTTTATTATGGCACTTTTCGCCATCTTTTCTCTCCATTCCGTTGTTATCGTGGAAGGGGCCTAAAATATATTCGCCTGATGTTTTTTACAAAGTGCCTGGTGAACGAGCAATCTAACTTAACTCTTTCACAAATATATTTATCAATCATCGAACGCGACATTATCTACTAACTTAAATACAATGTTTCGTGCTTGTACGTCCCTAGTTCTAAATACATCATTATTATTTATTATCGTTTCAGTCAGTCCTTTTATAACTGGAATCAAGTCAAAATCTTCCTGTAACAGAGATTCAGTTACTGCTCCATCTCGCTCACTTGTAAATTTAAACGTCCAAACCTTATGTTCGCTACCTTCTTTATAGTCGCTACCAAATTCTTCTGAGGTATCAATAGTTTCTGCTTGTGGCTTATCCACAAACAACGGATTTATACGCATACTTAATACCTGTAAAAACGTGTTCCAATTAGCCTGCTGATTGATTAACAGTTTGTCATGACTTTTGAATTTGGTTTGTCCAGTTTGCGTAATATCTATTAATGTTTTAACTTCGAAGACTTGCATGACTTATACTTATCGGCCATAAAAAAAGGGTCCAGTAAAAACTGAACCCTTTTCTATTAGTTTACAACTCTAAATTAACTTAGACTTACGCCGCTGTTAATGTAGTAGCCGCTGTTACTGTAGATAATGAACCATCAATGTTGTTTGGTCCAACTACGGTTCCTAAATGACGTATAGCCACTTGTAAAGCCGCCGCGTCCCATTGTGATCCGTCTACTAGTACAGTTGCCAATCCTGCATTACTGTCAGTGGCACAAAACCCAATTGGGTTAATCGCCATGTGTAAAGCTTCAACAAATTCATTTGCTCCGTCGTCTTCAGCACGAATGTCGACAGCGGCAGATGAAGCGTTGATTACTGCTATTGCATAAGCATCGATATTAGCAGTTGTTCTGTATGTTCCAACTACGTAATTACCGAAACCGTTTACTCTTGTTACTCCAGCCATTTTATTTCTCCTATTTCTCTAATGGTTGTTGCCCAAGTTTCTCTTTTGGGCAGTAATGCTCCCCATTAAGATGAGAAGCAGTTGTATATATTTAGTCGTTTGTTAGTTTTTGAGTTACTTACGGTTCATTAATGCTCTTTTTTGGAGTGCTCTGAGCATTGTAATAAAGCCAGGGCCGGCTTTTACTATGTCATCCAGCACTTTAATAGCTGGCAAGTAGGCTTGAACGAAAGGAGAAGGAATACTTTTGCGGTCTTTTGCCATATCTAAAAACTTTTTAGTACCAACTAAATTGCGTGGCCCTACAATATATCTATAAAACATTAAGTCTTTATTTGTTGTAGGCACTACATCAGGTGTACTAATATCAGGTTCATTATCTACTACGCCTGTTACTTCTAGATCTCTTTGTACTGCTAACTTTTCTAAGTGTGGAATTAAATCACTGTTTCGTAGTTTTGCTCTAGCGGCATACAATAATTTAGTTACTACTCTCTTTTTATCTTGTATAGTAGCATTACCAAAGTTAACAAGCATTCGTCTAATTGACTTATAATCTGAACTGTTAATATGTAATGCACTTTCTAAATTAATAAACAGCTCTGAATTAGAGCCAGCAAAGCCGCTACCAACTTGATGCAAGTATCCATTAAGTCGCATAATTGGTATGCGTGTTCTGTTTCTAAGTTTTTTAGCTGATGCAGGATCTTTTAGTCTACCAATTGCATCGTCATCACCAACCGCAAAGTGAATTAAATTATACAAGTCTGTACCATGCATTTGGAAATGTTTATAGCCTGTGCTTGTTACTGTACGTTTAGCGTAACCATGTGCCACTGGTGCAAAGGAAGGATATCGTCTTATTATTTCTAGAACAAGTAAAGACAAATATAGGCGTTCGCAAACATCAGTATATGTTAACGAAAGTATATCATTCGAGTTGCGAACCATTCTCGCTTCGAAAATTTCTTCTTTTAAAAATTCTAGTTCCATATCACTTACTTCATATATTTGTCAGCAAAAATATTAATCATGTCTCTTGGATTTTGAACATCCAAAAATGGTTTTAATCCTCCTGACTGTTGGATAGATTTAGTAAATTCAAAACGTACAGCAGGTTTAACTTTATCAGTAGTTACCATCATTCTTAGTGTTTTTGCTTGTGGTACACTAACTTTAAACTTTACGCCATCGTCTGTTACTACGGTATCTCGTTCAACTGGATTACCTTGTGAATCTAATATTTTACCTAGTTGGTCAAATATAGGATCCGTTTTAAATCCAGCACCAATACCTCCATCGTCTATGTCAGCAGGGTCTATACCTCTGGGCATGAACTCAATATCTTTATCAAATTCACTTGCTCTCATAATAACTCCCTCCCTTTTTATTGCTCTGTTAGCCGCACTAAAATTACCACGGTTAACTAATTTCATGTCACCACCTGGATGAGATAATACATATCCCTCTCCACCTGGCTTATCTCCTATTGTTGCCTTTACATCAGCAGGCTGTTGATCTAATTGGCGTACAATATCATCTTTAACTTGCATTATACCTGATACAGTTTGCCATAAAGCCTTAACTCCTTGTATATTTGTTTTAATGTATTCAATTATCTTGCCTTGTTTAATTCTACTAACTTTACTATTGTCTAACCATTGTATAAAATCATTTCCTAAATTAGTTAAACAATTTCTATCTACACAACTATTTGTATAAGTGTATAATATGTTAGGGAAGTCACTGACTTTCATATTGCGTAATGTATTTTCATCTAGTACCTTATCAATAGCGGCTCCATTTTTATTAATAATGCCAGTTAAATTTTTAATACCAGCGTTATCTATTTGTGGAGGTTCTTGTGTAGTTACTGGGGGTAATACTAATACTTCATTACCTTCAAATATATCTGCATTTTGTAATGGTCCTTCAGCACCAGCATCGTCTACAACTCTATGAATAACTATTCCTGTTTTACTTCTTCCAATTCTTTTACCTATGTCGCTGTCTGCTTGAACTTTGTATTGTACTAGGTTTGGTTTAAAAGTATATGCCCCATCAACTAGCGTTGGCTTATTAAAATATAATAAGTCTCCTTTAAAGTATCCTCTGTGTTTTTTAGGTACAGCTTTTGCATACTCGTCGTATACATCTTTCATGTTACCTGCAAATGCTTTATAGCTATCTGACTTCTCGCCACCTTTACCTCTACCAAGTAACATTTGCTCTAAGTCATCTCCACTTTGTGATTTACCATCATATCCTTTTGCAACAAAGCCTGACTTATCTGTAAAGATAAACTTCCCTTTAGGGTTACGACCAAATACTACTGCTGGGGAACCATCCCATTTAATTGTAACATTTTTGCCTCCAGCGTTAGCCATGTCGGACAATGCTTTCAAGGCACGTTTGGCTCCAGCACTACCCTCCCAGAACACAACATCTTCAGCGTGTTGGATACGTGCTTCCATTTCTTTTACAATATGTTTAAATTCAAAAAATCTCATTATGGTAGCTCTAATCCGTCCTTCTCAAACCAGTCTTTAGCATCTGCTACTAGGTTTTCATAATTAGGATCTGCTTTAATTTTATTGTTAATTGATTCTACACTTTGCATATCTTTTGCTGATGCAGTTGGACCCATTATTGTTTTAGCAACTACTTCAGGATCCTTAGCACCCTTTATAGGTTTGTTAGTTATTCTGTCAACTAGTCCATTAGTGGGACTCCATTTGAATCCTTGTGCTTTTGCAAGTGAGGCAATCATAATCATACGGTGCTGACCTTTGAAGTTACTCTTTTCGTCCATGCCACCAAGAGCAAATTTCATAAACTTTTGGTCACCAAACATTAAGTCTGTTTGAACAAAGCCGTTTTTAGGTTTGCCGTTAATAGGTGTTTTGAAATGAACTGAAATTCCTGATTTTCTTACCCATTGTCTAGGATCTTCATTAGGATAGTTTTTAACTACCCAGGCGTGTAGTAATGCTACTAATTCGTCTTTATCAACTTTATCTTTATCGATAGCAACATCTAAGTCACCACTAGTGTCTTTAACACCAGTAGTTCCAAGCATATGATTTTTATGATCAAGTTTTGTTATTTTTTCAAGCCATGCAAGGGTAGGTTTAACATCAGCTTTATTAATACGGATAGTAGCTGGGCCGCCTTCAGCATCTTTGAAGATGTTCCCACCTTCATTAAGTACTCTATGTACTGCTTGTTGAATCATCAGACTTCCTCGCTTCTACAATTCTATCAATCCCACGTTTAAATTTACGCGGATCTCCACTTCTTATGCTATTTAAAAAGCGTCTTTCGAGCTCAGAAGCTGTATCAGACTCATAACTTTCAGTTATCCTATTCAATAGATTGATAGAACTTTCTATCAAATTATGCCCTGTAGTTTGAATTAAAGCATCATTATTAGTAGTTCTATGAATGCTGTTAAGTTCTTCGAGTATAGATCGTGTGCGTTTTCTCATGGTTCCGTTTCCTATACTGTATTTAGTGAGTTTTATGTAAATAGATGTGCTACTTGATTGATTGACTTTCCTTAAACTAGAGTATATAATAAGATAATGCGGGTGTCGTATAGTGGTATTACCTTAGCCTTCCAAGCTAATGATAGGAGTTCGATTCTCCTCACCCGCTCCATTTAGGGGAGAAGTGTTAATGGTTGCACGTCAGATTCCAAACCTGAAAGACAGGGTTCGATTCCTTGCTCTTCTGCCATT